GTATTATGGCCTCACCCCAGCGCCCAGCCCCCCGAACTAAGAATGTTCTGGATGCATAAGGCGGACTTTGTTCGCTACATGGCCGGCCCCAATAGAGAATCTAGATTATTTTCTCGTCAGCAGGGCGGCGAAGGGGGCTACAATGATGACTATATGTTGGCAGGATCCAGTAAGTTTCAAAAGCTCATCAATTTGCCTTTCGTAAAGCCAATTGAGGAGTGGTCTGAGTGAAGTGGAATCAAGTTAATCTGCTTGACTGTATTGACGGTCTTGCACGAATTGAATCTGACTCTGTTGATTGTCTGATTGTTGATCCGCCGTATAATATCGGCAAAGACTTCGGCAACAATAAGACTAGCAGAGAGATACAGGACTATGTGTCGTGGTGTAAGGACTGGTTAACTGAATGTGAAAGGGTTCTAGCTCCATCAGGAACGATGTATATCTACGGGTTCAGCGAGATTCTGGCATTTCTTTCTGTTGAGTTGACTTTGCCTTATCGCTGGCTTGTGTGGCACTATACTAACAAGACAGTACCTTCGTTAAACTTTTGGCAACGCAGCCATGAATCCATTTTATGTGTCTGGAAGAATAAAGAGAACAGAATATTCAATAGAGACGATGTTAGAGAGCCGTACACAGAAAATTTTGTGAAAGGTTACTCAAATGGCAAACGAAAAAGGCCGCCCGGTACCGGCCGCTTTAACACCAAAGGCAAAGATATTGAAACTACATATAAGGTTAACGATAAGGGTGCTTTGCCGCGTGATGTTATTAAAGTTTCGTCACTCGCAGGGGGTAGTGGCGTTTCTGAGCGTTATGTGTACTCCCCATCGATGCAAAAGCTGTATACAAACAAGCAAGCTAAGAAGATGAATTTTGCAGATGGCATTAAACACCCCACCCAGAAGCCTCTGAAGTTGACACAGAAGCTCTTGGACGCTTGTATAAACAAAGATAACTCTACTGTTGTTATTCCCTTCTCTGGGACTGGGAGCGAGGGGTATGTATGTCAACAAAAACAACTAAAATGGATAGCGTTTGACGTCAATCAAGATTATGTTAATATGGGTAATTTATTGACTAAAGATGGCTTTCCAATCAACAATAAGGATAACAAATGAATAAAACAACACAATTAACCATGTTCAGTTCCAAGACAGGAAACTGGGCAACCCCACAAGAATTTTTTGATAAGCTAAATTGGCGCTTTGGCCCATTTGATTTAGATCCATGCGCAGATCCTAGCAATACCAAGTGCGCAAACTTTTTTACGGAGGCTGAGGATGGCCTTTCAAAAAGTTGGGAGGGGTTTACTTGCTTTATTAACCCGCCATATGGCCGCGGGATTGAGAGCTGGATCAAGAAGGCTTACGAAGAAACTCGCAGTGAGGGTACCCGAGTAGTCATGCTGATTCCAGCCCGCACCGATACAAAGTATTGGCACCAATATGTCATGAAAGCCGACGAAGTATACTTTGTGAAAGGGCGCCTTAAGTTTGGAGATTCCGCCAACTCCGCACCATTCCCATCAGCAGTAGTTGTATTTGATGGTGCCTACAGGCAACAGATATTCGGAGCTATGAACCGATGAACCGCAAACAGCGCCGCGCGATGAACAAGTATATGGGAAAAGAAACCACCGAAAACCTCGCGCAAAAAATTTCCCAGTTTGGAAAGCTGCCGCGGCAGTGTGGTGCTTGTCAGAAAGAATTTGACAAGAAAGATAAAGATATGGTACAATCATGGTCAGTCGTTGTTAAACAAGAAGTTGTAAGACTATTTTGCCCTGACTGTATTAAAAAGACCAAGGAGGCTTTAAGCAATGTCAAACATAAAGAGGATTGATAGAAAAAGTTTAGAAATGATAATGGACGGTGAAATTTTAAAGGAACATTCGGTAGTCATTAAATTTTATGGTACCCACTGCCATATGTGTCACTCGTTGGCGCCAGTCTACCGGGACATATCTGAAGAACATGAAGATATCCTGTTCTATGCATATAACATGGAGCATGGCGGCGATGAACTTGAGGCAAAATATGGGTTTGAGGGCGTGCCAACTATCTGCCATGTTAGAACTGGTGGCGTGAATACACGCATAAAGTTCGTTCCTGATCCAAAACCACCAAATGAAGATATGTGGTATCATGAGAAACAATTAAGAAAATTTATCGAGCAATACAAATAGGAGAAAATATGTCGCTAAAGAATTTAGAAGCTGCCTTGCTTCAGTTAAAAGGTAAAGCTACCGAGCATTACGGAGCAATTGAAATTTTGATAAACAACCCCACAGCAATTTCAGATCATACTGAATATGTGGCAGAGATAATTAGGCATGCCAAGGGCCTTTCAGAATGTGAAGAGGCATATGGCTCCTTGCAGACACACTTTGTTCCGCGGCCAACCCCGGCACCGGCCCCCACACCAGCGCCAAGCGAGAGCCGTCCAGTGAGTGAGGATGAGTTTGCTACTGTCACGGCTGAAAACTCGCCTACTATGAAGCGCGCTCTTAAGCGCACCACCTCACGTAAAAAGAGAGAGGCGAAGAAAGATGAGAAATAGTGAACAAAACAGCGCAGCACTAACTTATGACGATGTGCTGTTGCAGCCACAATATTCGGAAATTCGTTCGCGAAAGGATATTGATATAGGCAGCAACTTGGGAAATGGCGTTTCGCTGACCTTGCCAATCTTTTCCTCACCAATGGACACAATTACCGGCGGCCGCATGGCAGCTGCAATTAGTATACACGGTGGGGCCGGTATCGTCCACCGTTACAACACCATTGAAGAACAAGTTTTGGAAGTTGTAAATGCATATGAATTCGCCGGCAACAATGTACCTTGTATCGGTGCAGCGATAGGCATTTCAGGCGACTTTCTTGAGCGAGCAACCGCTTTGATTAGTGCCGGCGTTGACTTTCTATGTATTGATGTGGCCCACGGCCATCATATTTTGATGAAAGAGGCTCTTGAGAGCGTACGCAGCTTAACTAGTGATTTTCATATTATGGCTGGAAATGTTGCGACTTTGGAAGGGGTCAATGATCTATCTGACTGGGGTGCCAACTCTGTTCGATGTAATATTGGCGGCGGTTCTATCTGCTCAACAAGAGTCCAAACAGGCCATGGCCTTCCAGGCTTGCAGACTATTTTTGAGTGTTCTAAAACTGATCGCGATGTTGCTATCATTGCTGACGGTGGGATCCGTAACTCCGGAGACATTGTTAAGGCGCTTGCTGCCGGCGCTGACGCTGTTATGTGTGGTAGCCTGCTGGCAGGAACCACTGAGACACCAGGAAATGTGTTTGAGGGAGAGAACGGAATTAAGTTTAAGTCTTACCGAGGCATGGCTTCCAAAGAAGCTCAAATGAGCTGGAGAGGCAAGTACTCATCGTTTGAAGGAGTGTCAAGCCAAGTTCCTTATCGTGGAAAAGTCGCGAATATTCTACAAGATGTTGAACGGGGACTGCGAAGTGGCTTCTCATACTCAGGTGCTTATAGCCTAAAAGAGCTACAGTCTAAAGCAATTTTTGTTAGACAGACTGCGGCTGGTTTAGGAGAAAGCAGGACACATATCAATACTAGGAAGTGGTGATGAGCAAAAATTTTACTGACTATGGCAATGACGTAAAAAGAATAGTTTTTAAGGTCACCGATCATGAGCACGCAAAATTAATTGTAAGATTGAGGCACAATGCTCTCACCCAGTCAGAATTTTTTAAAGCCGTCATTGATGCTGTAAACCATGACGACGAATTAATCCTCTCATTTATACAGCAACATATATCAGAGAAGAAAAAAATGAATAAAGAAAGAATTGTTAAAACAAACAAAATGATTGATAAAGGCAAGCAAATCATTAAGGATTTCTCTCTCTCAGATGATGAAGTGGAAGATGTATTTGATTTAATTGCCGAGGAGTTCCCTGAGTTATGAGAACAGATGGTTTAAAATTGTGCTCCAAAGCGTGCATGAAGAAGAAGTCGTCGTGCAAGAAACAAGATTGCCGTCACTTTATTGATTACCCCGAAGAATTCAATTGTGTTCTGATAACCGTGTTTAAAAACGGCAACTTAACCCTTCGCGAGACTGCTGCACGTTTGGGCATTTCTTTTGCGCGC